GGAAACAATCAATTTCAGGAACAGTTGATGGTGGAACAGACATCGCAGGAATTGATAAATATCAAGGTAAAATTATACAGGTTGGAAATGCTAACACTGTGTTTAATTTACCTTCAATAATTGATACATCAACTTCAGCAATTGCAGGTGCAGATGATCCAAATTCTACAAATAGAGTTGGAATAAATTATAAGTTTGTGATTACCACAAGTTTAACAAGTTCAAACACATTTGTTTTGAACGCTGGAACTGCAGCAGGTAGATCGACAGCCGATGTATTTAGAGGTTGCGCATACTACAACAACACTGCAACAGATCCAGGAGCTGTAACTGCATTCAATGCAGGAGGCACTGATACTCTAACCTTAGATGCCACTACTAGAGGTGGTCTTGAGGGTACTGTAGTTGAGTGTCAAGCAGTTGACGGATTAATATGGCAGATTACTGCTTTATTAGTTGGTAATGGTACATTTGTTACACCTTGGAGTTAATAATTAAATAGTGGCTCCTTCGGGAGCCACATTAAAGGAGATTTATGAGTTTTAAAACTGACATACAAGCAACAAGATCAGACGCTGCTGCGGGTGCTTCAGCTATTATTGCTCAACCAATTAGGTTGAGAGGAATAATAATTGCTTCAAGTGGTGGAGGTGCAGGAGTTCTAGAATTGACTACAACCTCTAATACAGGAACAACTTTATTTCAAGCTGATGTTCCATCAGGAGATGTAATTAATTTTAATTTTCCAGAGGATGGAATTTTATTTCCAGAAGGAATATTCTGTAAAACAAAAACACATGTTACAGCATATACTTTGTTAACGGATAAATTTTCTGGACCGAACTTAACTACATCTAATAAATAATTTTAGACAATGTCTAATTTTAAAAAATTAGAGGCATTAAAAAGAGGTGGTGATGTTATGCCAGCTCGTAATAAAAAAAATTTTAGACCCACTGAAAAGGGTGCTGGTATGACACGTGCAGGTGTAGCTGCCTATAGACGTGCTAATCCAGGTTCAAAATTAAAAACGGCTGTAACAGGTAAAGTTAAACCAGGCTCTGCAGCTGCAAAGAGACGTAAATCATTTTGCGCAAGATCAGCTGGGCAAATGAAAAAGTTTCCAAAAGCTGCTAAAGATCCAAACTCAAGATTAAGACAGGCTAGAAGAAGATGGAAGTGTTAACATGTATAAATTGCGGACATTCTTGTCATTGTAAAGGTGTTGGTCCATATTTTAATACTAACCAATGCTTGACAGTACCAAACTGTGGATGTTTAAATTGTGTGCATGAAATAATAAAGGAGAAGAATATGAAAATTATAGAAAAAATTAAAAAAATTATTGTTTGGCCATTTAAAAAGGTAAAACAATGGTGGCATACTTGGGGTTAAATGTATTTGGAGGATAGTCAGAATGGATTACAGATTTACAGCGGTGCTGATAATTTTATTATGTCTTCTGGCTATTTTTCTAGAACCTGGTTATATTAAGTAATGAGTAAAAAACCACTAAACATATCTGAAGAGGCAGCTGTTCAAATGCCCATGAAGACGGTTGCCTCTTTAATCGTCATCGTAGCACTTGGCACAATGGGCTATTTTCAAATTATAGAACGTCTTAATGTTGCAGACACCCGTATACAGATAATGGAGAAAGATCTTGAAGAAAATACAGAGTTTAGGATTAAATGGCCACGTGGACAATTAGGTTCTTTACCCGCAGATTCTGAGCAATTTATGATGATTGAGGATCTTTATAAGACCACGGATAAGATCAATAAACACGTTGAAGATATGGCGTTGAACAAAGTAAACATTCAATTTTTAAGAACACAGATGGATAAAGTTTTGGCTGATATTGAAAAATTAAAAGATGCTAATCGTGAGATTGGCTACAAGAATGGAAACTATAATGATTGAAAGTGTGGTAGCCCTCCTGATGTTTGTAAACGCAGAAATTAAAGAAGCCCGTTTACAGGTTGATGGTATGGCACAATGTTTACGTGGAAAGCGTCAAGCTGAAAGACAATATAGTGAAACCATTATGTATAAATGTTGGAAAGGTGACGCTGAGTTAGAACAAAATATTGATGGCTCTAAATCGATAAAAAAACTTATTATTGATTGATGGCATACTTAAATGCAAACATACCACCTATTTATTGTAAGATAAGAAAGGAATATCTTTATGATATGGACAAAAATTATAAAGGACAAAGTAGTGACTGTGTTATCTTTGGTCTTAGCTCTATTTCAGGTAGGGCTATCCTATTTAATATCATGTTACCCAACGGTGCGTGCTATTGGAGGTTGCCTATATCAGCGTTTTTCCAAAAACATCTTTCTAGATCCGAAGTGCCAGATATGCAGCCACACGAGCTTGAATTGTGGAATTGTTTTAGTTATTGGCCTAGTGTTCATTGCTTTGATTGGTTGGATGGTTTAAACGGAAAATATTTAGGATTAGATAAAAAATTTTATCATGGTAAATATTTATTCACAGTCGATTGGGCACATCCAGACACTAACATCTTGGATACTGAACACTCTGAAATACCTCAAGAACACAAGTGTGCACATATATTGGCTCTTAATAATGGTAATTATGCAGCTCAGCCTAATAATCGTTGTCTTTGGCACGTTAACAGTTATACTACTGATAGCTCTTGGCCTGACTATAAAGTCCAAACTACTTACTGGGATGCAGAGGATAATGACATGGTGACAGAAGACTCAGATAAAATGTTTTACAAAATGGAGAACAAAGATGAATCTAACACGTAATTTTACCCTTTCAGAACTAATTAAATCAGATACTGCTATCAGAATGGGCATAAACAATAACCCAAGTGCAGAACAAATAGAAAAATTAAAAGCACTTTGTGAAAATATATTGCAGCCAGTGCGTGATCATTTTGGCAGAGTAAAGGTTACCAGCGGGTTCCGTTCAGAGCAGCTTTGCCTAGCCATAAAAAGTTCGGTCAACAGCCAACATGCTAAAGCTGAGGCTTGCGATTTCGAATGTATAGGCACAGACAATGCAGAATTAGCTGATTGGATTCACAAGAACTTACCGTATGATCAGCTCATCCTTGAGTTCTATAATCCAGGTGAACCCAATAGCGGATGGATACATTGTAGCTATATTCCTGAACAACCAAGAAAACAATTCTTGCATGCATTTAAAAAAGAGGGTAAAACTAAATATGCACCTGTAATAGGTAAAGCTGTAGATTTAATATGAAAGACCCACTAAAAGGCACAGGCAAAAAACCAAAAGGTTCTGGTAGAAGACTTTATACAGATGAGAATCCTAAAGATACCGTTAGAATAAAATTTGCAACTCCTGCTGATGCAAGAGCTACAGCTGCAAAGGTTAAAAGAATAAACAAACCATTTGCTAGAAAAATACAAATTTTGACTGTTATGGAGCAAAGAGCTAAAGTAATGGGCAAATCAGGAGTAGTGAACATTGCCAAAAAAGCCAAAGAATCCATTCGCAGAAGCCGTAAGGTCTAGAACATTTCGTCTAAGAGTGCTATTATCTAAGAAGTTGTACAACCGCAAAAAGGAGAAACAAACTATTCTCAAAGCGGCCGCTAAAAAGGAGGATTGATGCCACTAAATAAAAAAGGCAAGAAGATAATGAAGGCTATGAAAGACCAATATGGTGAAAAAGAAGGTAAAGCTGTATTCTATGCCTCCAAAAATAAAGGCACTATAAAAGGTGTGGAAAAGAAAGTAATGAAAGCTGCTATGGGTAGAGCTGCATTTTCTGAGACAACATCAAAAGCTCCAGGTACAAAAATGAAAGAAGAACCGTACATAGGTTCTTATATGAAGTCTGAGTTAGCAGGAAAAAAAGTTAATAATCAATCTTTAGTAAATTATTATGGAGATATGCTGAAAGGATTTAAAAATGGCTAAAAAAGATATTAAGATTGTGGATTTAATAGATAGGTTTGGTAAAGCAAGAGTTTTAAAAGCTTTAACAAAAAGAAGATTTACTAATAAAAAAAGAGTTGAAGAGAGGAAAACAGGTCAAAAACATATGGGATTCAATAAAGGTTCTGGTGAGAACGGTGTTGTATACAGAGATAAAAAAGGTAAAAAAATTACAAAAGAAAAAGCTATGAAAGCTTTTGATAGAGCAGACGCTGCTGAAAGAAGAGAAAGGGGAATGAGTAAACAGAAACCATATCCACCTGGAATGAATGTAGGTGGTATGACAGCTGGTGCACAATCTGCATTAGGAAGATTACAAAAAGCACAGATGATAAAAAATGAAAGCTATTCTGCAAAAAGATTTCCCTTAGTAGATAAAGAGGGTAAACCTAAAAAAGTTAAGCCACCTAAAAAAGAACCCTTTAGAGACAAAGGAAAAGGTGAATATAGAAAAATGAAAATAGGTGGTCTTGCTGATTACTATAAGGATATTATTTAATGGCAACATCAGGAACAACAGCGTTTAATCTTAACATAGATGACATAATTCAAGAGGGTTATCAAAGGTGTGGTCTGAGAACTAACTCTGGATATGATTTAAGATCTGCTAGAACAAGTTTAAATTTATTATTTGCAGAATGGGGTAATAGAGGTATACATTTATGGAAGGTCGAGTTAAACGAAAAAAGTCTAGTATCAGGACAGGCTGCTTACACAGTAAATGCAGATGTTAATGATGTGTTAGAGGCTTTTATATCATCTACATTAGCTGCTAGTGATAGTTCATCTACTCAAGACGTGTCATTGACAAAGATTGATAGATCAGCATATGCGGCTTTGCCTAACAAATTATCTACAGGCACACCATCACAATATTATGTTGATAGACAAAAAACACCAATAATTAATTTGTATCAAACACCAGATTTAAATACTTATACAGCGTTAAAATACTATGTTATTAAAAGAATTGAAGATGCAGGAGCTTACAGTAACGATGCGGATGTTGCGTACAGATTCTTACCATGTATGGCAGCAGGTTTAGGGTATTATTTATCAATGAAAGTAAACCCAAAATTAGTACAACAAAACAAACAAATATATGAGGATGAAATGAAAAGAGCACTAGATGAAGATGGTCAAAGAACATCAACATTTATTAGTCCACAATCATTTTATCCGTCAGGAGTATAATGGGAACGTACGCTACAGGTAAAAGATCTAAAGCCATATCTGACAGATCAGGTATGGAGTTTCCTTACGAGGAGATGGTAAAAGAATGGAATGGCTCACTTGTGCATTACACTGAGTTTGAGCCTAAGCACCCACAGATTAGAAGAAGACGAACTACTGCAGATGCTATAGCTCTTAAGGATCCTAGAGTAATTAAATTTCAACAACCCAGTCAACTATTTTTAAGAGATGGTGATGGCACAACTTCTGACTCAGGTGGTGCATCAGTTGGTGTAGCTGATTTAAGTTTGCCTGGACAATTTGCATTTAGAACACAAGAGTTTGCAATAATTAGGGATGGTGTAACAACTATTATGAACAGCATGATCCCAGAAGATCCATCTTTACAAAATGTAAGAAGACAAATTAGAGCTTCAGTTGGAAATGTAACAGTGAGTATAACGTAATGGCAATAACACATGCAAATTTTTTGACACAAGTAAGAGACTATACAGAAGTAGGTAACACTGTATTAACGGATTCTATCATTCAAAACTTTATTAGATCGGTTGAGTTAGACGTTGCAGGTAAAGTTGATTATGATGACACTAGAAAATATGCTACATCAACATTTACAGCAGGAAATAGGGCAGTTTCAATACCAGCTGATTCATTAGTATTAAGATCTGTGCAACACATAGGTTCTGGAGGCACAAGGACTTTTTTAGAAAAAAGAGATATAAGTTTTATATCTGAATTTAATGGGACAGGAAAACAAGGAACTCCAAAATATTTTGCTAATTATGATGCTTTTAACATATTAGTAGCACCTACACCTGCAGCTGCTGACACAATACAGATTAATTATATTAAAGATCCACCTGAATTTACTTCAACTAATCAAACCTTTTTAGCCAAATATCAAGAGTCTATGTTACTACATGGTGTTTTAGCTGAGGCTTATAGTTTCTTAAAAGGACCCGATAACCTATACAAACTTTATAAAGGTAAGTATAATGAAGAATTACAAAATTTTGCTTTACAACAAATGGGCAGAAGAAGACGTGCGGAGTATGATGATGGTGTTCCAAGAGTAAAAATACCTTCTCCATCTCCAAACACAACAAATTAATAAGGAGAATAAAATGGCAATAACAACCAATGCAATATGCAATTCTTTCAAAAAAGAATTGTTAGAAGGGGCTCATAAATTTCAAGCAGCTCCAAACGGAAGCTCTTTTAAACTCGCAATGTTTACTAACTCTGCAAGTTTAGGAAAATCAACTACAGGATACTCAACATCAAATGAAGTGTCTTCACCATCTGGATATTCAGCTGGTGGAAAAGCTTTAGTAAATGTTGGTACATCATTAGCAACAAATACAGCTATCACAGATTTTGCTGATCTTTCTTTTCAAGGTGTAACTTTAACTGCGAGAGGAGCTTTAATTTACAACACGACAATGGGTGGTGGTTCAAACACTACTGATGCCGTGGCTGTATTAGATTTTGGTGGAGACAAAACTGCAACTTCAGGAACTTTTACAATTCAGTTCCCTGCATTTACAACCTCTGCTGCTATATTAAGAATAGCGTAATGAATGGAATCTGTGACGGATGGCTAATACATGGGGAGCACTAACATGGAACACTGGTTTATGGGGCCAACAAGGTAACGTAAATCAATCCGTCACAGGTCAATCTTTATCTTCATCAATTGGAAACGAGACTGTTGCTGGAAACGCAACTGTAGCAGTTTCAGGAATATCTTTAACATCTTCTATAGGAGCAGCTAGTGGATTTGCTTCATTTACACAATCAGTAACAGGACAAGCGAGTACATTATCTCAAGGATCAATAGTGCCTGGCACTGGGGATATTGTAAATTTAACAACAGCTGGTTTACTTCAAACATCAATAGGCAATGAAACTGCTGAAGGTATTATAGAAGTTGGATGGGGAGGTGATGCGTGGAACATAAATGCTTGGGGAGAATTACAACCTTTTGAAAATGTAACAGGACAAGCTTTAGCAACATCCATAGGATCATCAACAGTAACTGCTGACGCTAACGTAACAGTTAGTGGACAAGCACTTGCTTCATCTATAGGAACGCAAACCTCTGGTATTTCTTTTGCAACAACTGTTACTGGACAAGTTTTAACAACTGGTATTGGTGAAGAAGTAATAGACATAGGAGTGCCTGTTACAGGTATCGCATCTTCAATGTCTGCAGGACAAACAACCATTGATCCAACATTTTTAATTGGTGAAGGTTGGGGTAGAGATACTTATGGAAATTTAGCTTGGGGTGTAAATTATTCGGTTAAAAATAATGCAGGTTTAGCATTAACTTCTGCAATTGGATCTGAAACAGCGTTTACTGATGTGGTAGTTACTGTATCTGGTCAAGCATTAACAACAACTTTTGGTACTTTCTCAGTACAAGTTGACCAAGATATTTCATTAACTGTGTCTGAACACATTATGACTTCTGCGATAGGGACTCAAAGTTTAGTTCAAACAACTACTGAACCCGTAACAGGACAGGTGGCAACAACTGCTATTGGAAATGCTGAAGCAGGTTTATTTTTAGGTGTTCCAGTAACAGGAGTTTCTTTAACATCATCAATTGGTACACAAACCTTAGTGCAGGGAACAGTTGAGCCTGTAACAGGCCAAGCGTTAACATCTAGTATTGGTACTATTACAGAGATTCCACAAGTAATAGTTGGTGTTTCAGGTATTGCAATGACTATATCTTTAGGATCCGAGGCTACACAATCAAATGCAAATGCTTTCCCTACAGGCATATCATTGACAAGTTCAGTTGGCAGCCCTAATATTACACCTTGGCAAGAGGTTGATTTAGGAGTTACAAATACTTGGACTACAGTTGATTTGGCTGCTTAGATAATGTAAAATATGAAATATTAAGGAGAATTTTTATGGCATCAACATTTTCGAGTGATTTAAAAATAGAATTGATGGCTACTGGTGAAAATGCCGGTACATGGGGTGATAAAACAAATACAAATTTAAACTTAGTTCAACAAGCAATCGCTGGTTATGAAGAGGTAGGCGTTGCATCGTCTGACGTAGCATTAGTCATGACTGATGGAACTATATCAAACGCAAGAAACGCAACATTAAAATTAACC